TTTGGGTTGTGGGTTGGCGGCGTTAGATGCCGTTATGTGCAGCGCGATAGAGCAAGGAGCCGCGGATCGCGCCGGCGACTGCGGTCGTGGCGGCGGTCATCACCTTTGCGGCGACGATCTTTTCTTCATGCTCTGCTGGGCAGTCCGACTCGGCCAGCCAGGTGGCGGGCTCGTAGGCGCCCTCGTAATCGTCGCTTCTGGCCGTGCCACCGGCCTGGCAAACGTCAGAGCCGTCGATCAGGTTGGACGTTGCGACCAGGTCGTCCTCGTCGTCGTTGAGGATGCCGACATCGATGAGCATGGCGGTGCCACTGTCCAGGTCCGTGGCCATCAACTCGATCGTCACCGGAACACAATACGGCGGCAGCGGTGCCAGGCCAATCAGGTCATTGGCCGCTACGGCGTCGTCGAGGGTGACATCGAACGGGCAGACGTACACCTCTCCAGCAGAGTGAGGCGTTGCCGGCGGACGGGTTCGACGGTTGGTTACTGCGTCACTGGAATAATCAAGTGCCATTGGTGTTACCTCCTTATGGCGGTGGTTTTATAAAATGCGGTTAACCCAGGGCATCAGGCAAAGCGCGGTTATCCGGTCGGATTGGTCGCGTAGGTATCGATGCAGTAGATACCGTAATCTTTGCCGTTGAACGTGGTCTTTTTGATGCCGCAAATGGTGCTACTGGTGATAACTGCCTGGTTGCCGTTGTCTCGCGTTTCTTCATGCCAGCCGAAACGCAAACCGGTGCCTGGGGATCCGAAGGCGCATACAGCTGCCTGCTCGCCTAAGACCAGGGCCCGGGCCGCCGGTTGGTCGGTGCCGCTGCCGTAGTCGGAGAAGCGGATCACCTTTTTGTGCTTATGCAGCACTGCGTTGTTGTGCATCCCCAGCCCTCCGCGGAAAATCGGAGAGCGCCGGCCTTCGGCGCCGGCTGCGGCTTTTTGGATGTCGAGCCACTGGCCGGTGGTGCTTGAGGTCCGGAGATCGAATTCCTGGTACGGGCAGAGAACAAGGACATAATGCGGTTCTCCATTGACCATTACGGGCTGGATCTGCGGCGTCTGAGTATTACCGTCAGTGCCTGCGCTACCACCTCCGGCGCCGCCGCCCATCATGTCCGCAACCGTCAACGCCTTGTCCACCTCGGTCAGCGTCATTTTGTCCGCCGACGTAATGGTATTCTTGACCTTGTTGTTTGCGTAATGGATGTGTTCGGAATCAGGAACCGTTAGAGAGTTGTTCGCGAATCCGGTGTAAGAGGTCGGATAGACGAAATCCGCGTTAACACCGCGAGCGCCAGAAAGGTACATGAAAAACAGCTCGTCAAACACGCGAGCCCACCAATCTGACTGGCGCTTTCGCGCGATCTTGCGGAGTTTGTGGATCGTGCGTTTACGCGACATTTTGCCGCCGGTATTCACACCGCCACGCATCTGATCGATGTAAACGCCGTCGGTGTAGAATTTGAGCGCCTCTTCCCGGTTCTCAAGAACGTCATCGCCCTCGACCGGTTGCATGACCATCTGCATGGTCAGGTCAAAAGAGATGTATTCGCCGGACTCTTTCTCCAGTTCGGTAAGTTCTTGGAGCGGCATCGAGGACTGCTCACCCTTGCCCATAAAACGCTTGGTGAAATAGCTTTTTGCGCGCGTGTCCGTCGCGAGAAACGCAGAGTATTTCTTGACGGCCTTCGCGTCATTAATGCCTACAACGGTCTGTGCCATTTTAAGCCTCCGTGGTTGAAGTTTGGACTGCTATAGTTGTCGTCGCGTCCGCATTTTCATCTACGGTGTCCAGTTGGCATTGAAAGTTGCCTTGGACGGTCGGCTATGTTTGAACCGTTGTAGATGCTGCTCCTACGGCCTTGCCCGGGCCGGTGCTACATTCGGTCTTCGTATCTCTCCAGCTGTTCAGGCGTCAGTTTGTCGATTGCCGCCTGGTACTTCTCACCTTCCAAATTGTCCAGATAAGCGAATTCGTCAGTACCTTCCGGCAAATCAGCCGCTGGGACATCGCCAAGATTCGCCGGCGCGGATTTCCGGTTACCCGCTGCCTTTTTCGCCGCGGCCAGTGCGGCCTTGCCGCTGTCTTTAGTATCGGCGTCGTCTGTCTTTTTGTTGCCAGACACAACCTGGAATCCAGCGGCGGCCATTTCTTTTTGGACTCTGCGCTGGGCCTCGGCTAGCAAATCATCGTTGCCCAGCTTACTGTCTTCCGGATTATCCAGCATGTTGTTGACAGTGGTTGCCAACAGGCCTTTGAGCATCGAGTTCTGGCTCCAGATCGGGTTGTTTATCCAGAACCTGTTTTGAGCCTGCTCCCACAAGCCTTGCGTGAGTTTGCGGTTGAAGCTCTCGGCCATGTCGTTTTTGATTGCAGCGCTATCCAGGGCGCGTTGTGCGGTCAGAACCTCGTCATACGGGATTTCGCCGTCGTCGAACTTCTGTTTTGCCTCGTCCACGGACGCCTGCAGCTTGTCGATCTCCTCTTGTGAGATCATCTCCATCATCATGCCGGCCATGGGCATCGCGTTGGGATCCGGCGCCGGCGTGTCGTCGGCCGGTGGCGCGTCGTCGTCTGCTGGCGTGTCGTCGTCCGCGTCTGCCGCCTTGTCGTCGTCTTTCGCCTTGTCGTCTACCGGCTTGTCGTCATCTGCTGGCGCAGGCTCGTCGTCGGTAGGAGGCGGCGTTTCGTCGGCGTCATCCGCGTCGTCATCGTCCAGGTCGTCCGCGTCCAGGTCCGCATCGTCGTCGTCTTCGATCGCCGCGATCTCTTCATCAGACAAGAACTCTTTCTCTTCAGCTGTTAACTGTCCCATAAATTTTTCTCCTGCGTTTGCGTTTGGATTTCTGGACCAGCTTTTCAACTGTCCGCTTTACTGGCCCTGCGCTGGTTTCCGCCATGTACTCGACCTCGAGGCCGATTTTTGACAAGTCTTTCAAAAAGCCGTTTATTCTGTGGTGGACCCACCGGCTGCTTGCAAAGTTTTTGTTGTGATAGTTCGGTGGCAGCCGAAATACCTCCTGGTCAAGCAGGCAGTTGTTTTTGTGGTCAGTCAACAGGACAAGCATCTTACCGGCTTTTGGCAAAACTATCGCTCTGACTTTCAGGTTGTACCTACTGAACCATGGCAACCGCATCGCAATGTGTCCTTACAATTTGTGGCCCTGTTTTTATAGCTACCCTGCCAACGATGCCCCGGGGGCGCGGAATTCCCCCATAACACCGGCCGAAACAGGGCGCCTACGACGGAACAGGGCCAGAAACCGCCGCGCTGAGGAGTCGGCCGGCGCTATTTGGTCGGGGTCTTACTGGTTGCGGCATCCTTATCCTCTTTGTCGGCCTTTTCGGCCGCCTCAATCTTTGCCAGGGCCTCGGCCGACCGTATTTTCAGTTCTTTTGCCTTCAGTTCCAGCTCATCATCCTTTTGTGTGACTTCGGCGCGCTTTGCCATCGTCTCGGCAACGATCTTATCGATGGTGGCCATGATCTCTTGGACCTCGACCTTGGTCTTTTGAGCCTCACCGGCCTTTTGCGCTGCCTCGGCCTCCTTGATCTGCGTTTCTGCCTCTTGCAGGCGTTTCGCCAAATCGGTCTGGCGTTGCTCTTCAGCCTCTCGCGCCTGAGCCTTCGCCGCGGTTTCCGGATCGTCAACGTCTTCGTCAGGATCCGGCTGGCCGTTAATTTTCCGGATACGCTCGACCCAAACGTCTTTACCCGGGACGTCGCTAAGATCCACCCACAGATCAAGCAATGACAATGCGACTTGTGGATCCATTTTGGTCAAGATATCGCCCAGGCTGGCAAACATGGCCTGGCGGATAGTGGCAGAATAGTTTTGCTCGTCTACAACGAAGTCCGCAATGTCCGCCTGGATGTCGTTTTCAACCATCCCGGTTTCCGGATTCTGCTTGTTAAGTTCCAGAAACTCGAACTGCCCCATATCGCCGACAATGCGGATGGTCTTCTCGTCAGTGTAAAATTGCTCCACCAGGCTGAGTACGATCTCGCCCAGCAATTTGATGGAGAAGCGGAGGTTGTCAAACACGCCGGCGGTGACCGTGTGGCCCTGCTCTTGCCTGGCCAGGATCGCCTTGCCGCTGGAGGCGTTGGTTTCGCGGCCTAAGTTCTCGTCGGTGACGCCTGATGTTTTCTCGACATACCTGGCGTCATATTCCATCAACATCACATGCTCTCGCGCCAGTTGCTCTCCGCCCTCGATCCGGACCTCGGTGCCGCGTTTCTTTTTGACCACACCGTCAGGGCGCTGGGCCTCGGACCATAGTTCATCCCAATCATCCGTTGCATCCTCGTCGGCGACGACTCG